CGCAGGAAGAAAAAGAAACGCAGGTCAAAAAAGTGGAGAAAGAAAAAATAGAATAAGCAGAGCGGCGGTCAGCGGAAAGCTGGCCGCCGCAGATCGTTGTACAGGCACAGACCGCCGCCCTTAAGGAGGCGCTGAATAAAGAGGAAGTCGATTTTGACGATCTGAGCCTGATTGACCAGTTCCGAGAAATCGGCAGAAGACTCTTGCGGCTTGGCCTGTGATGGTATGGTTGGAAAAACACCCGGAATCTGGTATAATCATCTGACAGATGATGATGCGGAGAGGACTGAGTGGGCATGCAGGGCAAATGGAAGAGGCGCTTAATCGTATGTCTGAAGCTGCTGACAAAGCTCCTGATCATATTGGTCAGCTGCGGCATGACGTTCATAGGCCTACTCATTATGCTGCTCCCGTTGGCGCCGATAATTATGATTACTGGAGGAAGAGGTCATATGCATTCTCATGGCGAAGTGGAATGCATATTCCGGTTCAGCAAAACGCTCATATATACTTTTATCGGATGGCTGGAGGGCGTACTGATATGCCTTGCCGGATATGCGAAGCATGTTGTCAAGGCAATCAAGGCGCGGGACGGGAAGATGATGAAACCTGCGGAGTTCTGGAAAGTATATACATCCAGAGAGGAATTCATAAACCGCGAAAAGTGGGTGACAGAGAAGAATCCGGATAAGCATGTACAGGTATTCCTTGCATGGTGTCGAAAAAGTCTTAAAGCTCTATGTGATTGTTTGAAGTCAGTACGGACCGAGTTGGAAAAGACAACAATGCAGGAACTACTGGGTAAGTGTAAAGCATCTGTAGAAAAGCGATGCGAAACGCTGATACAATCTCTGCGAGCGAATGGCAAAGAAATGAACGAAAATGCTGAGAGCGGAGAAGTGGCTATGCTGGCTGGAACTGCATTAGGAACAGCGCTGATAGGGATAACAGGAGCGGCAGGTGTTTTTGTCAGAAGCGCAGGGATTGGTGTAGGGTGTACATTGTTTCTTGTGAAGTATCTGATTTGCTATGTGCACTATATTGTGATGACACTATGGAAGAGGGAAGAAAGACCGAAGAACCCAGTGGTGTTCTGGTGGGAATGCTATCGAGAGAGGAATCTGATCAACAGGAAGAGAATGCATAGCAAGGCAACTTGAAGGAAGAATAGATAGAATAAACGAGACGGCGGCTGGCACATCGCCAGCCGCCGTCGGACATTATACAGGCGCAGATTGCTGCCCTTAAGGAGGCGCGGAATAAAGAGGAGGTCGATTTTGACGATCTGAGTCTGAGTGACCAGTTCCGAGAGATCGGCAGAAGACTCTGGCATCTCGGCCTGTGAGCGGACACAGTTGGAAAAACACCCGGAATCTGGTATAATCATCTGACAGATGATGTTGCGGAGAGGACTGAGTGAGCATGCAGGGCAAATGGAAGAGGCGCTTAATCGTATGTCTGAAGCTGCTGACAAAGCTCCTGATCATATTGGTCAGCTGCGGCATGACGTTCATAGGCCTACTCATTATGCTGCTCCCATTGGCGCCGATAATTATGATTACTGGAGGAAGAGGTCATATGCATTCTCATGGCGAAGTGGAATGCATATTCCGGTTCAGCAAAACGCTCATATATACTTTTATCGGATGGCTGGAGGGCGTACTGATATGCCTTGGAGGATATGCGAAGCATATCGGCAAGACAATCAAGGTGAACGACGGGCAGATGATGAATCCTGTGAAATTCTGGAAGGTATACACGTCCAGAGAGGAATTCATAAACCGCGAAAAGTGGGTGACGGAAAAGAATCCAGATGCTGCTGCATTAGCCTTTACCCAAAATATGCCGACTTTGCTTCTAGTGATTCCGTTTCTAGTTTTGCGCGTGATTTGGTTTGTTACCTGCTTGTTTATAGGAATCATTTGGGAGATAGGGCGTGTTTTCTGGTATTATATAAAGTGTCCGCTCAGTTACGGTAGGCATATTATAAGAATGATTTCTGGGCAAGAGAAAGAATTCAAAGGGCCAAGATGTTTTCTGAATGAGTACAGAACTGTGGAAAAGGCCAAACGTGAAAAGCACAAAGCGGAAAAAGAAGCTGAAAAAGCAGAAAAGAAAAAGAAGGAAGAAGCGGAAAGACGACTGCAAGCGGAAAGCGCACAGCAAGCAGAAAAACCCCCAGAGTTTTCCGCCCCTGCACCCGTTCCCGTACCCCGCCCCCGCAGAAAGAAAAAGAAGCGCAGGTCAAAAAAGTGGAGAAAGAAAAAATAGAATAAGCAGAGCGGCGGTCAGCGGAAAGCTGGCCGCCGCGCGCTATATCGGAGAAAGGAGAACAGAATGAACGCAGGAGCATATCTGATGCCGCTGACACTATGCAGCGGAATGATTGAAGGCGCAGAAACATGGGAGAGCTATAAAGCGCTGCGAAGGGCGATGAAGACAGGCCGCGCGGAAGACGCCCGCGCAGTGGGTGCGGCGATAGTAAAAGAGATGGACGATCCGAAGAAGGCGGAAGCCTTCACGAAGGGAACGAAGCAGGCTGAAATTGGTATGCGGGCTGCGGATATTCTCAGACGCGATCAGGGAGAGCTGAGCCAGATGATGAAGGACGCGGGCAGCGCATATCGGATGGCGAAGGAGGCGCAGAAAAAGCACGGAGAAGCGACCGCAGCATGGAACACGGAGCACAGCCGACACATGGAGGCGGTGGGCAGGCTCTGCGAAGGCGAAGATGCTGGCGCACTTGCGGTGATCGGAGAGACGGCACGAGCCATTGTAAGGTACAGGAAAGATGCGGAAAAGTATGCACAGGAATACGTGCAGAAAAAGGGGGAGGCAGACAGTCTGTATAAGCAAGCGATGACGGTCGCGGCGGCAAAAGCCAAACGTGAGATGATGGAGGATGCGGAAAGGCAGCGAAACAGGCGTAAGAACAGAAGCACGGTGAGGAGTGAGCGAGAAGAGCAGGAAGGGCGGCCGAAAAACAGCGAAGAGCAGATGAGAGAGTCTACAAACATGAAAAGCGAAAATGAAAGCACAGGAGCGATGAACCGCGATGGGGCGGGGAGTCGCTTTTTTGATGAGACGGGGAAAGAAAGCGACGAAAAGGCGAACAGCCCGAGTCGCTTTTTTGATTATAGATAGAACAGAAGTGCAGAACAAGAAAGGAGAGACCATGGAAGAAACGAGAGAACTGATGGAAGAAACAGGAAACCTGAATGAATCCGACGCTGGAGAAAGCGCAGCGGACGAGGCGCAGGAGGAAGCGACGGAAAGCGAGACGGCGACAGACCGGGTATGGACGAGGCTGAGCGAGGAACTGACAGAACTGTACCGGGGAGGCTGGTCCATTGAGCAGCTGACAGAACTTGCGGCGGACGAGGGCGTGCGCGGCGCGCTGGCAAGCGGCGAAACGCTGAAGAAGGCGGCAGAAGCATACAGCGCCCGCAGAGCAAACGGAGAGGAGGTGACAGAAGAAAATGAGCCGGTAGTGGAAAGGAGGGGAAGGAAAAGAGGCGTGCCGGCTTTGAAGACGGCAACAACCGGGAGCGTACCGGAATGGAACGCCATTGCGCGGATGAACGGAAGCGAATTTGCCAAGTTTTCAGACGACGTTTATCAGCGGCTGATGGCAGGGGAGAAGATTGCGCTGTGAGCGCAGAGAATGAGAAAAGATCAAGTAAAGGAGAAAGAGAATGAGCTACACGAATACGAACACCAACATGACGACGAGCGCCGGCCTGACGCCGGGCATGCAGACCTACTACAACCGCGAACTGCTGCGCACGTTTGAACCGGAACTGGTTCACCTGCAGTTTGGCGATGAGCACAGAATGCCGGAAAACAACGGCTCGGTGATGAACATGCGCAAGCTGATTCCGCTGGAGACGAATACGACCAAGCTGGAGGAAGGCAACCCCGGCGAAGGCATCATGCTGGCTGAGACGGAAGTGACGGTTGCGCTTGAGCAGTACGGCGAATATGCGCGATGCACGGACAAGCTGGATTTGGCGCATCTGGATCTGAACATCATGCGCAAGACGAAGCTCTTTGGCGACGCCGGTGCGCGAAGCATCGACGCGGTTGTCCGCGACGAGCTGGCGACGTGCACGAACGTCATTTATGCCAATGGTAAGACGAGCCGAAGCAGCCTGACGGCGGCAGATAAGCTGACGAGCCTTGAGCTTCGCAAGGCTGTGCGTGCACTGAAGAAGAAGCATGCGCAGCGCTTCAACGGCTATTATATTGCGATCTGCGGACCGGATGTGATCTTTGATCTGCAGGCGGACGAGGCGTTTGTGAAGGTATCTGCGTATCAGGACAAGGAGAACATCTACAGCGGCGAGGTGGGCCGCCTGTTCGGCTGCCGAATTGTAGAGAGCACGGAGGCGAAAATCTTTGAAGGCGAGGGTGCGGACGGCGCGGATGTGGCGAGCATCATTGTGCTTGGACAGTATGCATATGGCTATACGAGCTGGAAGGGCGCGAAGCCGAGGGTGATTGTGAAGCAGGCGGGCAGCGCAGGCGTCGCGGACCCGCTGGATCAGGTGAGCTCGATCGGCTGGAAGATGGACGGCTTTGGTGTGAAGCTGCTGCAGCCGGAATACGCGGTCCGCATTGAGTGCGGCTTCAGCGCGTAAAGGCTGAAGCACACAGGAAAGGCACAGGATAAGTCTGGTGAACCGGATCGTCTCTCCCTGAGGGGAGAGGCGATCCGGAGCCCGCTGGAAAGAGAAAAGGGGATGACGGAGCCTGCCGCGAGACGGCGGGTTCTTTTGATTCAGCAAAGGAGAGAGGAAAAGCTATGGCAGTGAATACGAACACGACGAAGACGATCAAGAGGACGAGCACGGTGCTCAGCGGCAAATGCGAGGCGACCAGGGAGAACATGAAGAAGCTGATCCGTCAGGCAGGCTGCGCGGCCAACACGCCGATGGAGAAAGTGACGATTCCGCTTCATCCGGGCGACAAGGACGACGTGGTTTTTGTCGGTCTGAACGGCGCGGATTTTTACTTCAAGCGCGGCGAACCGGCGGAGATGCCCAAACCGGTTGCGGATATTCTGCGCAATGCACATGTAATGAAGTAAGCAAAGCGAAGAGAGGAGATGAAAGCGGATGGCGGGCAGCACATCTTCCAGCTCGACAAGGAGCCAAAGCCAGAGCGAGACGACAAGCCAGAAATATCTGGACGAGGCGCTTCTTAATAAGATTCTGGCCGGATTGACGGGCGGAATGACGGACACGGAGATTGAAAAGTACGCGGAAAACCTGCTCAGGCCGCAGCTGAATGCCGGCGTAGAAGCATCGCAGCAGAACTACGAGACGACGAAGATGGCGAAAGAGCAGGAGATTGAAAACCTTGCACAGTCGCTGAGCACGGCGATCGGCGCGCAGAAAAGCGCATACGGCAAAGCGATGGCGGATACGGAAAGAGCTGCGCTGGCCAGAGGCATGGGCAGAAGCAGCTACACGGTTGAGACGCTGGCTAACCAGGGCAAGGCGCTGGCAGGCAGCATTCAGGCGCTGACGGACGAGAACCAGCGGCAGAGAAGCCAGATTCAAAAGCAGATTACGCAGGCTGCGCAGCAAAACGCGCAGACAAAAGGCCGACTGAATCAGGACTATGCATCGAATCTGGCGGCAAAGATGCAGGAACTGCGAGAAAAGCAGACACAGGAACGAAACAAGAACTATATGTCTGCAATCAGCGGCAGCCTTGGCGAGAAGACGACAGGAAGGCAGAACAGCACGCAGACGAACACGACAGAAAGGCGCAATTACGGCGGATAAGACAGAGGAGGACAGCATGGCCGGAAGCATGGATTGAACATACAAATGCTTGCTGAATACGGAGCAAAAAAGGAGTGAGGAAATGCGAATGACGCTTTCGCAAATCATGGCCTGCGCACTCATGCGGCTGGATGAAGAACTGAGCAGCCTGAGCGAATATGAGGATTTATTCCGTCAGTATGCCAATGAAGGGTATCAGATCGTGATGCGCGACCATTACAAGCCGCGGGAAACGATGCAGATAGCGACGGACAAGGACGGAAAGGCGGACATTGACGGGCTGGAGATCATCCGCGTCGTATCGCTGAAGACGCAGGACGGGCGGGACGTATGGTATAACCTGTCCGTTGACGGCAGGGCGATCCACACGCGCGAAAAGGAAAAAGAACTTTCTGCCGTGGTTGAAAAGGAATGCGGCATGCTGCTTAAAAACGAGGACGTTCCGGCGTTCCCGGAATGGGCGCACAGCGCGCTGGCGGACTACATCTGCTACAGGCACCTGAGCGCGGGCAACATGGCCAAGCAGCAGAGGGCGCAGTTTTATCTGAACCAGTTCTATCAGACGGTGCGCAGGATTCGTCCGCAGGGCATGGGCAGCGTGACGCGGCTTCGCAATCTGTACACGGTGACGGACGTGAGATACAGGGGGTGATGGAGGATGGCGGGAGACAGGGGCTACTTTGGATCCTTCCAGATCCCATCGCCCAAGGGCGTCTATCAGGCGGCGGGCGACACGAACATCAGCGCTGACTATGCGTACACGGCGGAGAACATGCGCACGGAGCGCGGACTGCTGGCGACGGCATACGGCACGATGCGCGACAACGGAAAGTTTCCGCCGGTGATCTACGACGAGGAAGACGGCGAAGGCAACACCATCGCGGTATACGTCGAAGTGGAGACGATGGCGCGTTTTTACCGCAGGAACATCCCGGAAGACCCGTATGTATACGTTGCATGCGGCGGCGGGCACATCTTCGCGTACTCGGAAGCGCAGTCGACCTGGTCAAAGTGCCAGATTGTGGACGAGAACTGGAACCCGGAAACGAACAAGGAAAAGCTTGGCTTCATCAACAACAGATGGAGCTATGTGACATACGAGACGGTGGTCGGCGAGGATACGGTCGACGTGCTGATCATGAGCAATCCGGACGACGGCATGGTCGTGCTGTACGGAACGAAGGAAGGATTCCTGACGGTGCAGCGCAGGCCGCTGCTGATCGGCGACGTGGATCCGGACACGAACAAGCCGGAGCCGGTGTACTTTTCCACGCTGAGCCGGCACGCAGAGCGGATCTGGGGCACGGGCGACCCGAAGCATCCGGACACCATCTATTACTCCAAACCGTATAACCCGTTTGACTGGACGGGCGCATCGGACGAAAACGCGGAGATGGGCGGCGGCTCGATCCAGCAGCCGACATGGGACGGAGACTCGTTCATCGCGCTGGAGCCGTTCGGCGGATACCTGCTGGCGATCAAGCCGAACACGATCTTCGAGATCCGCGGCACGGACCCGACGAGCTTTGCGATCCATGAGGCATACGGCACGGACGGCCCTGTGCAGGGGAAGACGGTATGCGTGGACAGGCTGGGCATGTATTACCTGTCAAGAGCCGGTCTGGGCGTATACGACGGCGCGACGCTGCAGCTGCTTTCGCGCGACGCGCTGTATGAGACGATGCGCATGCTGAACAACGAGCTGAACCGGGAAGAGGCGACGGCGTGCGTATGCGACCACGTGTATTATCTGGCGCTGTGCGTGAAGGAGAGCGAAAACGACGTCGTATACAACAACAACACGGTGATTGAATACGACACGGAGCGCAGAACGTTCATGATCCGCAAGGGAATCAAGGTCAAGGATTTCTTTGTGATGGACGGCAAGATCTTCTACACGGACGCGGACCCGGGCATGGGGATCATGCAATACAACCACCCTCAGGCGAGCGGATACGAAGGCAACATGGAGCCGATGACGAGCATATGGGAGACGCCATGGCTTGATCTTGGCAAGGCATACATGAAGCGCGATTTTGAGCTGCGGTTCACGGCGGACGCGGATTCGGACGACACGCCGGTTGAATTCACGATCATCACGGACAGGCGGGAAAAGAAGCGCGTGGTGCTGCTGCAGAGGCGGCGCAAGGATTACAGGGTGAAGATCCAGAACGCGGGCGTGCGCGTGAAGCTGAGGGTGAAGAGCTACAGGAAGGTATCGGGCTGGCGGATTTACGGCGGCGTGCAGGTGGAATACAGCATAGACGAGGTGTAAGGGATGGCATTCAAGCAGCCGAGGGTACCGGAATACAAAGAGCATGAGGGCGCAGGCAAGTACATTCGCGAGCTTGCGCTCTTTTTGAAAGACTTCTGTACGGAATGCTGGAAGATGGTGATGCGGACGCAGCAGGAGCTGAGCGACCTTGAAAAGATCGTCAGCATGCCGGAGGAAGAGCCGCCGCAGGCGATGGGCATGTATGCGTTCCACATTGACGAGAGCGGGCACCTGATCTGCACATACGACTCGACAGACCCGCCGCCGCTGTCCATAGACGAGCGGGGACACCTGATATACACGATTGGAGGAAGCGATGGCACAGACGATTGATCTTGGGCAGGTTGTCGGCGCGGTGGACATGGAAGCGGTGTTTGCGAAGTTCTATCCGGTCGGCAGCATTTACCTGAGCATGACGGCGACGAACCCGGGAGAGATATTCGGCGGAACGTGGGAGCAGATTTGTGACAGATTCCTGCTGGCGGCGAGCGCACAGCCGGCAGAGGGCGAAGAGGCGGCCTATCCGGCGGGCACAGAGGGCGGAAGCACGGGCACGCACACGCACAACCTGACGCAGACGAACGCGTTTGCGCAGCTGGCGACGGCGAGCAGCGCCATCGGCTGGCGGAGGGTGACGCCGACGTCAAAATGGTACTCAAACCGGCATGCGTCGCTGAGTTGGAGCTCGGAAAACACAGAGGAATCCCGCTCGACGGCGATCGGCGTATTCGGCAAGACCGAAAAAGCAGAAAGCATGCCGCCGTATCTGGCGGTATACATGTTTAAGAGAACGGCGTAAAAAGGAAGTGAAAGACAATGGCCAAAAGCACGACGACGAGCTCGAGCAGCTCCAGATCCACGAGCAGGACGCAGAGCTCGACCAGGAGCAGAAGCGAGAGCAACAGCGAGAGCGTAACACAAAAAGTATTGGATCAGGCGCTCGTAGACCAGATCATGGGCGGCCTGAAGGGCTATATGTCCGATCAGGAGATTGCGGCATATGCGGAGAACCTGCTCAAGCCGCAGCTGAACGCCGGACTGGAAGAGGCGCAGAACAACTACGAGACGACGAAGCTGGCGAAGGAACAGGAGATTGAAAACCTTGCATCCTCGCTGCAGAAGTCGATTGCGGAGCAGGAGCGCGCATACGGCAAGAGCGTAGCGAACATTGAGACGGGCGCGCTGGCCAGAGGCATGGGCAGGAGCAGCTATACGATGCAGTCTATCGCCAACCAGGGCAGCGAGCTTGCGCGCGCGGTACAGGGCCTGACGGACGAAAACCAGCGGCTGAGCGGGCAGCTGCAGAACCAGATCACGCTGGCGGCGCAGCAGAGATCCAGAACGCAGGGCCGCCTGAACACGGACTATGCAAGCCAGCTGGCGGGCAAGATTCAGGAGATCCGCAACAACCAGCGCGACAGCTACAACCAGAACTACATGACGGCCGTGAGCGGCGCGATGGGATCCAAGACGACGGGCAGGCAGACGACGACCGGCGAGAGCGAGACGGACAGCACGACGAGGAGCCGCTCCAGCAGCAACTCCACGAGCACGACGACGACAAGCGGAGGCGGCGGCAGACGCAGCCGAGGACGAAGCCGTTGCGGCGATGACGGACGAGGAGATTGACGCTGAGATTGCGGCCATCACCGAGGACGAAGCGCGGGTCAGCGAAGCGGAAGCGGCGCAGGAAGAGATGGGCTACGACGAGGAGACCATCGAAGAGCTGAAGGCGCAGACCGGAACGCCGGACAGGACGGCGCGCAGGGAAGCGATCATCCGCAACCAGAGGAACCGCTATAAGAGCCTGACGGAACGCGCGAATCAGGCGGCGGAAGCAGAACCCGTATCGCCCGAACCGAGCACGAAGACGCCGCCGGCAAAGCCCGTAAAATACAACACGCCGGAGCGCAAGGAAGCAAGAAGGGAAAAGGTCAAGGACATCGCGACCGGGACGACCAAGGAGCAGAGGGACGCGGAGGCTGCTGTTGAGCAGAACAAAGCCAATGTGGACGCTATGGATGTTGAGACGTTCATTGAGGAGAACTACAAGGACGCGCCTGAGAAGGAAAAGGAAGGCATCCGCGAAGTATGGAAGCGGCTGAGAGACAGGACTCCGCTGAAGATCACCGGCAACATTTTGGAGTTTGCGTCGAGAGTCGAAAAGAAATTCGGCGTGAAGATCGATTTTGTAGAGTCCCTTGACGGCGAACGAAGCGGAGAGATCACGGGCAACCGAATCAAAGTCGCCAGAGACGCGACGACCGGCGATGTGGTACGCAGCGTGATCCTGCACGAGCTGACGCATAAGGCCGAGGGCGGCGGAAAGCTGTATGACCGACTTTCCAAAATGATCCTCGACATGAAGTACGGCGGCGATCAGGATGCGATGAACGAAGACATCAAGCAGAAGGTGGCCGACTACAGCGCATATTACAAGGCGCAGAATCGCACCGATGAATTCACCGACGCAGAGGCCAAGCAGGAAATCGTGGCGGACTATATGGGCGAAATCGTGAACGGCAACGAAGCGATGATCGAACGGCTTGTCCGCGATGATAAGACGCTGGCACAGAAGATCCGCAACATCATCCATGACGTGATCGACAAGTTCACCGGCGTGAAGGATCCGCAGATCGACCAAATGAAAAAAGCCGTCCGGATGCTTGATAAAGCGATCAGGAAGGCGGATAAGGGCGGCGCGAATGACGAGGTCAAATACAGTAAAGCCGGAGAAAACAATGCGGAAATCTCACATATCAAAGATCAAATCCGAGAACGACAGGACGAGTTGAACAAGATGTCTGTCGTGGCATCTGTATCTGCACCAGATTTTAGCCAGATGAACGCTAAAAGTAGAAAGGCATGGGTATTGGATGGCCTTCGCGATACTGGGTACAGAGTTGACAGGAATGGCTTTGGCGTTATCGAGTTTGGAGAAAAGCAAATCGATACAAGTCTTGAGTACACAAATACTCCTGCTGAAGTTGCCGCCTTTCTCGCGGTCCCCAGGATTTTGAAGCGTGGAATTGAGATTAACAGACACGACGACCACAAGTCTCGCGGATTCAGTACGGTCACATTTGCTGGGCCTGTTGAGATCAACGGGAAGAAAGGAAATATGGCTGTAGTTGTAAAGCGGCTTGGCCGAAATCTTTACAAGACACATCGTATCCTTATGCCGGATGGTTCTGTATTTGCTTATGAAACAAAAAAAGCAGAACCTACACCCGCTGGGGGCGCTACCATTGGTCCGCATGCCCAACGCATCAGTTCTGCTGATTCCATTATATCCGAAAACGTGGCAGAGATCAACAGAAATATTGAGAAGCCCGAAGCAAAGTATTCCCTCCCGTCCCAGAACGCCCTCGAAGCTCAGATCCTTGCATGGCAGAAAGCTCATCAGGCAGAGATCGACGCTGCGGCGGAGAATGACGGGGTGAGCCAGTTTGCGACCCAAACCATTCAGAACGCCAAGCATGTTCCTGAACAGGTGAAGAAGTTGTTCAGCGAAAACCGGTATCTGAACGGATACAAAAAGGACACCAATGCGGATCAGATTGATCGAGCAATGAACAACATCGATCAGAACGGCTATGATGCAGAGGTAAGCAGACTTCTTGATGCAGATTATTTCTCCGCCGAGGACACCGTTGAAGCTGGTGCAATTGCGATTTCTGCCTTTGAGGAAGAAGACGTGGCAACTGGACTTGAGATGGCGCTCAAGTATCGAGTAATTGGTTCGGAACAGGCGCAATCTTTCCAGAGCCGTAAACTCTTTTCCGAAATGAGTCCGACGCACGTTGCCATGCGCGTTGGCGGAGACGTAGAAGCGCAGCTGCAGAAGGTTATGAACGGACAGCCTAATCTTGCGGAAAAGGTAAACAAGCGAGCCGAGAAAAAGGCGAAAGAGCTTGAAGGCCTCGATATGACGGACAAGCTGAAGGAGATCAATAAGCAGAGCAGCTTCACAGTCAGCGACATGCTGGACGCGCATGACAGGAAATACGGCGTACCGACCAACGAAAGCCAGCGAAAGGCAATCAAGCAGTACGGACTTGGAAAGATAGAGCGCCCCGGCATCCACTATAACCGAGCGACGCAAGAGCAGCGCATGCTTGAGTTTATCCTTGCCACCCCTGATCTGACAGCAAACACGGGTAACGGCATTACTGGACTTCAGCGTCTCGAATGGATGAGAGAAGGAAAACCGGTTGTAACATCTGTTGATGTCAGATATATCACAGAGAGAATCAAGGAGTATTGCAAGCTTTCTCCGTATGACAAAGGCACTCGCGCCGGCGACATTGCCTTGGGCAGAGCGTTTGAAGCGTTCAGGAACTGCAGCCCGGCGACGTTCAAAGAGAAGCACAAAGCATACAGGTACCTGAACATGCTGACTACGCTGACCAGCCCTGGAAAGAACGTTATCGGCAACACCGGACAGAATGCGGTCAATGCGGCTGTAGATGAAACCGCCGTCCTTTTTGTGGACTGGCTGACGGGAAAGGTAACCAAGAAACGCGAACATGCGCATGTGCCTGTGCAGGAACGCATCAACAGTTTCCTTGAATTCCGTGACGAAATTGCAAACACGTTCCGCGACTACTTTATCGACAAAGTGGATACTTCGCCGGCGGAGCAGGGTGAAATCAGCCTTGAAAAAACAAAGCGAGGACGCACGTTCGGCGGAAGCCCGATCGGAGAGGCATTAAACGGCATACAAAACGTTGAAGGCTTCCTGATGAGCTTTGGAGACAGAACGTTCTACAAGCAGGCTTATTTCAACAGTCTGGCTGAGCAAAAGGCGCTGGCAGACCGGAATGGTGTGGAGCTTGACTGGAATGAGGCTGTCGAACAGGCAAAGGCAGACGCGGACTATGCAACCTTCAACGAGAGCAACGGAATCCGAAAGGTGATTCAGGCGATCAGAGGATGGAATCCGGTTGCAGAGTTCATTGTCAATTATACGCTTCCGTTTATTGGAATTCCGACGAATATGCTCAAGCGCGGATTTATTGAGTATACGCCTGTTGGCGTGATTCCTGCGCTTGCAAAGATGGCTTCTGACGCCAAAGCGGGAAGACGATTTGACCAGAGAGCGTTTGTTGAAGCCATGGCGAGAAGCGGAATTGCGGGAAGTATTCTGGTCGGCCTTGGATTTAAACTAGCCGCAAGTGGATTCTATAGTGCCGGAACGAGCGAAGAGGATGACGAAAAGCTGTACAACCTTCGCGCAGCAATGGGTGAGCAGTATAGCCCGTTTGTCCGCGTTGGTGACGAGTATGTCAATCTAAACATCATTGCTCCGTTGATTTATCCGATCACAATCGGCGCGACCATTTACGACCTGATGAAGAATAAAGATGCGACTCTGCTTGAAGGCATTGGCGGCGCGTCTGTCGCGATGCTCAACCAGCTTTACGACGCAAGCTTTATGAGCGCCGTTGGAGATATCGTCAGCGGAATCCGTGACAGCGATCTTCTTACTTCTGGCGTAAAGGCAATTTCCCAGAGCGTTCTCAGTCAGAACCTGCCGCTCAGTGGCTTGATGAATCAGATTGCAGACTGGCATGACCCGTATCAGAGAGACACGAAGGATGAAAACACGCTTGAAGGCGTTCTGAAAGAGGCGGTTAAGAAGACCATTTCCAGGATACCCGTCCTTAGAGAGAAACTTCTGAATCCGAAGTACGACATCACAGGATCTCCGGCAAGAAGCAGAGACGGCGTATATGACAACTTCATCAATCCGCTTTCAACGACCAAAGCCAACGACGATCCGGTGCTCAAGGAACTGATGCGGCTTAACGAGGCGACGGACAGCAGCAGCCACATCCCGACGTTTATGATCAAGAAGAGCGGCAAGGTGCAGATCCTCGCGGACATCGCGGACGACTGGAACGTGAACATGGATCGCAGCGCAGGCGAACACAAGCTGACGCTGACGGCGGACGAGCGCAGCAGGTATAACCAGATGTACAGCAAGTTTGCCTTTGACGGCACGGGCGATACGTATTATGAGACGGTCGGCAAGAACGTGGAAGGAAGCTTCACGGGCATCCGTGACTACATGAACAGCTGGGAATACCAGAACGCGACGGACGGCGAACGCGCAAAGGAGATCAGCAACATCCTTGCAATGGCCAAGAGGCTGACGCAGAGTCAGATCGTGATTGAAAAAGGATACAGGATGTATTAAAGGAGGGATAGCATGATTGACGCGCATTTTGACCCGACACGCAGCAGAAGCGCCGCGATCAGCGGCGTATACCAATTCGACACAGGCCAGAGGCTTCGGCTTCTGGGCCTGCCCTCCAAGGCGGAGCTGGGCGCGACGGGCGAGCTTTCGGCGGATACGCCGGAGGCTTCCGTCTCGGTGCACTTCTGCTACGAAGGGGACATTGAGGTGACGGACGCGGCGGCGTTCCAGCTGGACAGCGAGCCGGGCGCATGGTATGTGGACGTACCGAACGAATACCTGACCAAGAGCGAACCGGTGCACCTGTATGTCTACGTTTACTACGGAGACATCGAGATTGAGGTTGTGGACGAAGAGACGGGCGACACGACGACGGAGACGATTGCCAGGGCGAGCACGATGTATGAAGGCTCGTTCACGCCAATTGCAAGACCGGCGATGCGCGGCACGGTGACGCCGGAGATCGAGAAGGCATGGGAAAGCCTCAAAGGAACGATTGACGATGCGCACGCCGATATGGATTACCAGATCAAGCGCGCAGAGGACGCGGAGAAAGCGGCGCTTGCCGTTGTGGACGTGACGCTGACGCGCGCGCAGGAGGCGGCGCAGGCCGCGCAGGAGACGGAAGACGCGAAGAAATGGCTGGACGAGGTGGGCAGCGAATACCGGTATGCACGGGTGACGACGGAGAGCCTGCCGCCGGAGACGAAGAACGCGACGGTGCAGCTGATTGACGAAGGCAACGTGCGCCGGTTCCACTTCGGCATTCCGCGCGGAGCGGACGGCAAGGACGGCGCCAAGGGCGAGAAGGGGCCTGTTGACGTATCCATCATCTTTGACGCGGACACAAGAAGCATGACGATTGAGACGGCAGACTGGGAGGGATAAGCGAATGGCAAGCTGGCAATCACTGAGCAACCAGATATACACGAAGATCAACGAGATGAACGCGGCGATTGCGCGCGTAGGCTCGGCAGCGAACAACGCGACCGTTGCCGTGGAGGCGGCCAACAACGCGGCGAAAGCGGCAGCGGAGGCGGCTGCGCTGGCGGCTGAAATTGCGGACGCGGCGAAAGCGGAAGCCGACAAATGGAACGCGGCGACGGCGGCCGTCGTGGAGACGCTGGAGCCGACGGAGAGCGCGGCGAACAGCGTGACGCTTGAAGACCTTGCAAACCAGAAGAAGTTCAGCTTCAGGATCGTGCGCGGCGAACCGGGTGTGGACGGCAGGCAGGGAGACCCGGGCGTAAGCGGCGTGGATTTCAACCTCTCCGGCAATGCGCTGTACATCACGATGAAATAAGGAGGGCGTATGGCAAAGAGAATTCCTGCGTACAAATACACGCTTGGCTCCAAAACGGAATCGGACGACAAGTACTGGTACATCTACCTGACGGACGCGGGCGTCGGTAAGCTGACGGTGGACTTTGACAAGTATGTCGATATCTTCTTTGTCGGCGGCGGCGGAGCGGGCGGAAGCGGAAACGGCGCGGGCGGCGGCGCCGGAGGATACGTAAAGACGGTGCACGATACGCTCAAGGCCGGGCAGGAATATGTATTCAAGGTCGGCAACGGCGGATCAGCCACGAGATGGCATCCGGGCGAAAATGGAGAGAGCACGGCTGTGCTTGGCACGGTGACGGGCGTTAACGACAACGGAGACGAAATCATCACCTACAAATACAGCGCAGCTGGCGGCGAAGGCGGCAGATACGTCGAAGATTCGGAAGGCGATCCGGATTTCCGCGGCGGCGACGGCGGCAGCGGCGGAGGCGCCGGCTCATACATCAAAGGTGTGAACGGCGGTGCGGGCGGCAGCAACGGATATGACGGCGGAGCGACGCGCGCACGCGGCGGCGAGGGCGCGAACGTGCGCACCTATGCGTTCGGCGAGAGCACGTATCCGCTGTATGCCGGCGGCGGCGGCGGTTCCACACGCAATGCAGCGCCCGGCAAGGGCGGCAGCGGCGGTGGCGGAAAGGGCGGCTACGAGGAAGGAAGCGGAGAAGAAGTCAACGGTGTGGACGGAAAAGAGAACAAGGGTGGCGGAGGCGGCGGCGGAAGCTACAATGGCCAGGGCGGCAAGGGCGGCAGCGGCG